GGCGTCAGCAGAGTGTTCAGGAGTTGTTGGCTGGTGCGGCGGATGCCGTCACTAGGTTGGAACATTCATCAAGTAGGAGGAAACAGCTATGACTTTGGGTCTTTATACGATCTGGGATAAAGTTGCAGAGTCGGTTCAGGGCGGTGTTCATGTGTTTCCGCATGATGCCGTTGCTATCCGTTTTTTTCGAGATATTATGGACGCGCCTGATACTTCGTTGGCGAAACACCCGGAGGATTATGAGTTGCATTGTGTTGGGTCGTTTCTTCCGGGTGCGGATTGCGTAAGGTCTGAGCCGTCGCGGGTTCTGTTGACTGGAGCCGCGCTTGTCGCGGCGCGTTCTCAGGAGGCGGGCAAGTGAGCTACGTCCTTCCTACCCGGGGTCTTGTGTCGCAGAATGATTCTGCGATGATCGAGCGTCCTGATGTTCCGCGTTCTCGGTTTCTCACCACGTGGTCGCGTAAGACTACTTTTAATGCGTCTGAGTTGGTACCGTTTTTGATTGAGGAGGTGTTGCCCGGCGATCATTTGCGGTATGATGTTACGGCTTATGTGCGTCTTTCTACGCCTTTGTTTCCTATCTTTGATAATCAGAGAGTGGAGACATTTTTTTTCTTCGTTCCGAACCGTCTGGTGTGGGACAATTGGGTGAAGTTTATGGGCGAACAGGCGAGTCCGGGCGACTCTATCGCTTATACTATTCCGCAGGTTACTAGTTATTACACGACGGCGTCGTACGGTTACCTATGGGATTATATGGGTTTGCCGATTCAGCAGACGGCAACCATGAGCGTTTCGGCTCTCCCGTTCAGGGCGTATAATCTTATTTATCAGGAGTGGTTTAGGGATGAGAATTTGCAGAGTGCCGTTTATTTGAATACGGGCGACGGACCGGATTTGTATAATTATTCGACGTTTCGTCGCGGGAAGTCGCACGATTATTTTACGTCAAGTTTGCCGTGGCCGCAGAAGTTCGTTGCGCCGACTTTGCCGATCGGCGGGAGTGCGTTGGTTCGCGGTATTGCTGGTGCGGCGTTCACGGGCAGTTCGCCGTTTACGGGTTCCGATGTGAGTACCGGGGCCGCTGTCAGTTATGCGACATCTGTTGACAGTGCGCATACGGTTATTGGTTTTGATAGTAATCATGGTGTATATGCTGATCTGTCGACCGCAACTGGTGTGACGATTAACCAGTTGCGGCAGGCGTTTTTGGTGCAGCAGTTGTTGGAGCGCGATGCTCGTGGTGGCACTAGATATACGGAGATTATTCGGTCGCATTTTGGTGTTGTGTCGCCTGATATGCGGCTGCAGCGGCCTGAATATATTGGCGGCGGTTCTTCGCCGTTGATGATTACTCCGGTTGCTCAGACTGCGCCTACGACCGGACTGACGGTTGGCGCGTTGGGTGGCGCGGGTACTGCGACTGGGCAGCATCAGGCGCACTATGCTTCGACGGAGCATGGTTATATCCTGGGATTGATTAACGTTAAGTCGGATTTGTCGTATCAGCAGGGTATGCACAAGATGTGGAAACGTTCTACTCGCTATGATTTTTATTGGCCTTCGTTGGCGGGTTTGGGCGAGCAGGCGGTTTTGCGCGGCGAGATTTATTGTACTGGCGATCCGGCCAATGATGATGTGGTGTTTGGTTATCAAGAGCGTTGGCATGAGTATCGGACGCATGTGTCCGAAGTCACCGGCCATTTCCGGTCGGGTACAACCGGTACTCTTGATGCGTGGCATTTGGCGCAGCGTTTTTTGACTGCGCCTGTGCTTGGGGACACTTTTATTAAGGATGATGGAGTCAATATTTTGGATCGTGTTTTGGCTGCCGGAAGTACTGCTCGTACTGGTTTTCAGCAGTATCTTGCGGATATTCTTATCCAGCGCGATCGGACGGCGCCTTTGCCTATGTATGGGACGCCTGTTCTCTTGGGTCGTTTCTGATGGGTGAACTTTTGGGTTCTCTGTTGGGCGGCATTTTGGGGGTTGGTGGGCAGATGCTCACCAATTCCCAGAATGAGGCGCAGGCGCGGGAGCAGATGGCGTTTCAGGAGCGCATGTCGGGGACGGCTGTGCAGCGTTCTGTTGCGGATTACACGGCGGCTGGTCTGAATCCGGCGTTGGCTTACGATAAGATGGCTTCTAGTCCGGCGGGTACCGCCGCGACTATTGGAAACGTTG